CTTAGCGCAAGCAAGATAAAAACACTAGATACGTGTAGTTGGCTATTCTACTCTAAGTATTTCTTAAAGGTTCCTGACACGACCAACGACGGAGCATCTAGAGGAACCATTGTCCATTTAATATTTGAGTTACTACTTAAGCCAAGACACAAGAAGAAGTACTTCAATAAACTTAAAAAAAATCCGACAGCAATACTTAGATGCGAGCCAATTTATCGACTGTTGCGAAAACACGCCGACCGCCTCAGCGTTAACGATAAAGATAATTTGGCGCTAATCTACCAAATGCTTTACGTTGGGCTTAACCATAATTTTTATTGCAAAGGAAGTAAAAGCCTAAAGGAAGAAGAGCATTTTGAAATAGAAGGAGATAATTTCATTATTAATGGCTTCATTGATAAAAAAGCTTTTTATAAAAATAAAATAGATATCTGGGACTACAAGAGCAGTAAGTCTAAATTTAATAAAGAAGAGATAGAGGCGAACTACCAAGCATTAATGTATTCTCTAGCAACATTTAAAAAAGACGGAGTAATACCAAATGTAAAATTTTTGTTTTTAAGGTTTCCAGATAGCCCAGAGCAAGCCGCCCCAAAACTTACAGAGGATGAGCTAGAAGGCTTCGAGATGTTTTTAACAGAGTTGGCCGATCTTCTTTCTGATTACAATGAAGACAAGGCCCTAGAGAACCTCGCAAAGAATGGGAGGAAGTATAGGTGGCTATGCGGAAGCGAAAAGCCCGGTAAGTGGATTTGTCCCGTAAGGAAACCTTTTGAATTCTACGCACTAATAAAAAAAGATTCTGGCAGAATAGTGAAAAGCGCGCACGAATCAAAAGACCTATACGCAGATGAAGAGCACTTAATAGTAAAACAAAGCTATGCAGGGTGTCCAGCTTGGCAACATGGCTCTCAGCCATCAGGAAAACCGGCTTTCGATTTCTCTGATTTTTAACTTGACTTTATCTTCAGTATGCTGTATCCTCAAGAGAGGAAGATGGACAGCAAAAAGTGTTACGTATTATTTTGTGATAAAAAGTATTTCTACTTAATGAGGAATGCTTTGACTCTACTGGAAAAATTTTCAAACCATAAAGTTCTAGCCTATACTGTTAATTTTTTACCCACAGAGCCCTTTAAGAATGTTGTTTGGAAAAGGGTAGATGACCAGAATTTACTTGAATACGAGAGCACTGGAAAAAATCATTTGATTAAAAATGAGTGGGGTAAGACAATGTACTCTTGCTTTCTGAAAGCCTCCGCTGTCTGCGAGTCTTTAGATACAGACTTTGATGAATTTGTCTACTTAGATGTAGATACTTTCCCACTCAAGAACGTAGATGATATTTTCATCTTAGGAGAGAGCAAAAACCACACTTGCCCAATTCTCCCAAGGTACAATTGGGAGTATATGATGTACGGGGGAAAAGGTAGCCCCTTCACAGATGGAGGGTATGATGAATCGCAGACCTTAGAGTGGTGGCTACTTAACGAGTTAGGCCTAACTGACGGAGGCCATGAGAGACATTGGTACAGAAGCTCATGTTTCTTTTATTACAATAAAAAATCTAAGCCGTTTTGGGAAGAGGCTTCTAGTATTTCATCAGACGAAAATATAATTAAGAATCAAGATAAGTTTTTTACAGATGAATCTATTATAAATGTTTTGCTATGGAAATACAGATGCGCAGACTTTTTTGAAAACAACTCTGTTATTCATATTTCTAACGGCGACCAGCTTGACTCAACTAGCAAGATAGATCAATTTTTTGACGATTTAAAGAGCTCGAAGTCAGGCCCGCCACTTGTAACTAACTGGAACGGAAGCTCTCAATGCCAAGAGGCATGGATGTTTCACGGCAAAATATCTAAGTTTTTTTGGAAAGAAAATATCCTTAGCGGAGATAGAGTCTATAGCGAATCTCTTGCTAGAACCCTAAATGATTATTTCGTATACAAGTCTGTCTCTATTCAATAAGAAAAATGAAATCCATACCTTTATTTAAATCACACTACAGCATAGGAAGGTCTATACTTACGCTAGGTAATACGGAAGAGCAACAGGAGAACTTCCCCTCTTCTATAGTTGAAATAGCAAAGCGGAATAAACTTAAGTCTGTTTTTCTGGTAGAGGACAGTATGAATGGCTTCCTAGAAGCCTACAAGAACCTCACAGACTCAGAGGTAAATCTAGTGTTCGGCTATAGAGTTTCAGTGTGCAACGATAGTAAAGACAAGTCAAAAGAGTCGATAGACACAGAGTCTAAATTCGTAATCTTAGCGAGGAACGAGGAAGGATACAAGAAACTAATTAAAATATCAAGCTACGCCGCCTGTGATGGTTTCTACTATCACCCCAGAATAGATTTCTCCGTACTCAAGGAGCATTGGGACGACAAATATTTACAGCTTTGTGTCCCGTTTTATGATTCCTTTTTATTTAAGAACTCACTCACTTTTGCTGTTTGCTTTCCTAAATTTGATTTCACCCAACCCATATTTTTTACAGAGGACAACAACATGCCCTTTGACTATATAATTAAAAAGAAAGTAGAAACATATTGCCATGAAAACAAACTTCAGTCGGTCCCAGTCAAGTCTATCTATTATGAGCGCAGGGACGACTTCAAGGCTTATCTTACTTTTAAGTGCATTAACAATAGGACAACACTAGAGAATCCTAGGTTCGACCATCTTTCTTCGGATGAGTTTAGCTTTGAGAGCTGGAAGGAGCAACAGAATGAAAAAGTTTAACATTACAAAGTCAGCAATCGCACGTGCGAAGGGCAGAGCAGATAAGCTCCCCTTACTCAACAACTCAATAAGGAAAGGAGAAGGAAGCTTAGTGGCATACATAGGAGAAGAGGTAGCAAAACATGTACTAAGCGCGGAAATAAAAGACACTTATGACTACGATTTAGTTTATAATAAAACTAAAGTTGATGTCAAAACCAAAGAGAGAACGGTTCCCCCAAAACTTTATTACGAGTGTTCGGTTGCCGATTTCAACACAAAGCAGGGCTGTGATGAATACGCTTTTGTTAGCGTATTAAATAACCTAAAACAAGCTTGGTACTTGGGGAAAATAAGCAAGACAGATTTTTACAAAAACGCAACTTTCCACAAAAAAGGAGAGGTAGACCCGGATAATAACTTTACCTTTAAGGCAGACTGTTACAATATAGCAATTTCACAATTAAATTAAATGGACGAACACTTACTAAGATTCAGAAAAGATAAAAAGGTAGTCTTTATTGACTGCGAGACATACAACCTTTGTCTAAACTTTTGTCACAACGTTACATGGCAGGTATCTATGATACAAACAGACGGGACAAATAAAACAGACGAGAGAGACTATTATATTAAATGGGATACAGATTTCAAAATCAGCGAGGACGCAGCAAGAATAACTAAATACGATGACGACTTTGTTCAAAAGAATGGAAAGACTCTCAAACAAACCCTGCCGACTATACAAAAATGGCTGGACAAGGCTGATTATATTGTTGGCCACAACATACTTGGCTTTGATATTTATTTAATTAAAGAGCTTTACAAGCTACACGGAGCAGATTATAGGCCTCTAATGCCAAAAGTTATAGATACTAACTGTATTGCGCGTGGAATAAAAATGGATATACCATATAAAGCTGGAGAGGACTTTACCGAATACCAATACAGAATTTACAACACAAGAAGAAAAGGTATTAGAAGCAACTTAACAGCCTTGGGTAAAGAGTTCGACATAAAGCACGACTACGACAAGTTGCATAATGCTATAGTTGATTTAGAGCTGAACCTAAAGGTCTGGAATCGCTTAAAGTATTCATTAGAACTATGACACCAAATACATTTTTAAAAAAGTTTAAAAAGATAGATTTACCTCTTCATGGAGTGAGGTTGCCTTCGTTTGAGATCAGCGAAGAAGCCAAGCGCAATCACGGAATTAGTGACGAAGATGACAACAACCAGATTCTTCGCAAGCTTTGCTTTGCGGGATATAAAGAGAAGATAGAATCTGGAGACCTTGATGTTTCGAAGTCGGAGGAGTATACCGACAGAACAGAGCATGAGATCGCCATCATGGAAGAACTCGGGTTCGTTGATTATATGCTCTTGACTTGGGACGTCATAAACTTTTGCAAAGAGAACGATATACCTATTGGGTTAGGGCGTGGCTCAGCAGCGGGAAGCTTTGTCCTCTTCTTATTGGGGATAACAAACCTAGACCCAATCAAGTACAGCTTATTCTTCGAGAGGTTTATATCTAAGATCCGAGCTAAAAAGAAGGTAGTAGATGGGGTCACGTATCTTGACGGAAACCTTATGGTTGATATCGACAATGACGTTTGTTACTACAACAGACATAAAGTCTTAGATTATATTGAAAACAAGTTTAAAGGTAAAACTGCGAAAATACTTACCCTAAATACACTAAGCGGTAAGCTCTTAATAAAAGAGTGTGGCAAGATCGTGTCCAGCAAAAGCGAAACGGAGATGAACACAGTCTCTAGCTACATACCTAAAGTTTTCGGCCAAGTGAAAGACCTTGAAGAAACTTACGAAGAAGTTAAAGAGTTCAGAGAGTGGTGCAGCGAAAAAGAAAACAAAGAGGCCTACCAAATAGCCTTGAAGCTTCGAGGCTTAATTAAAAATAAGAGCGTTCATGCTTCCGGCGTTTTGTTGTCCTATGACCAGCTAGAGGACAGCTCTCCAGTTGAGCTTACTAGCGACAAAGCCGTAGTATCGTCTTACGATATGAACTGGGTTTCCTTATTTAATGTTAAATTGGATATTCTAGGTCTTCGAAGCGTTTCTGTTGTGCATGACGTTTGCCAGCAAGTAGGCCTAAAGGTTACAGATATCGACCTTGACAATCCCTTCATATACAGAAAATTACAAGACCTAAAGACTCCTCACGGGCTGTTCCAGATCGAAGCAGACACCAATTTTAAAGTCTGCCAAGATGTCAAGCCTAAGGGCTTAGAGGAGCTTAGCGCTGTACTTGCCCTAGGCAGACCCGGAGCCTTAGGTTTCGTAAAGCAATATTCTGATTACGCAAACCATAATGTGTATGAGCCGATTCACCCATTATTTGACGAGATTCTTAAGAGCACAGGTGGAGTAGCCTTGTATCAAGAACAGTTAATGCAAATGGCGCATAAAATTGGCTTCACCCTTGACGAAGCGGAAATCCTAAGACGCATTGTTGGCAAAAAGAAAGTTAAAGAGGTTAGACAATGGAAAAAGAAGATCCGAGAGAAGGTTGACGAAAATAGGCTTAGCAGCGAATGGACAGGGATCAAAGGGTCCGTTGATGTAGGAGACGTACTATGGAAAGTGTTAGAAGATTCCGCCAATTATTCATTCAACAAATCTCATTCTATTTGCTATGCAGCATTAGCGGCTATTACAACTTACCTTAAATTTACACACCCCAAAGAGTTCTTCCTGTCTTTGTTGAAGATGACAAAGCACGAGCCAGACCCCTTAGCCGAAATCAATAAAGTACAAACGGAGCTGAGCCTATTCGGCATTAAGCTGTTGCCACCTCATATTACAAAGTCTCAAATGGACTTTACTATTGAGGGAGAGAATATCCGTTACGGCTTAACGTCCATCAAAGGTATCTCTGATAAGACTATTGAGAAGTTAAACGACTTTAGAGCAGAGTTTAGCAACAAGTTTGAAGTATTTCAAGCCGCGAGCGAAGCAAAAGTCGGTATAGGTGTATTATCCGCTCTTATTCAAGCAGGAGCGTTCGAGGGTTTCCCACAATCTAGAAGTAAAATAGTATTAGAGGCCCAGTTATGGAACCTACTCACACAAAGAGAAAAAAGGATAGCCTATAACCTAGGAAAAAAATATGATTTTGATTTAATAAACATTATTAAAGATTTAGTAGACAGAAAAGATGAGGATGGAAAAATTTATGTCAGAGCTTCTAGATTCGAAACGATTAAAAAGAAATACGCTCCGTACAGAGATATCTACAAGCAGAACAGCAAGTCAGAGAGTTTAGCGAACTGGTATTACGAGAAGAAGCTGCTTGGCTATTCTCACGCAAACTCCCTTAAAAAGGTCTATAGCGCTAAAGTCCCAGACCTTATCAGTATCAGAGACGTCTCCGAGTCCAATATAGGCTCTAGAGTCTTGTTTATATCAACTGTTGAGGACTTCTATAAGGGCAAGTCCAAAAGAGGCTCTGAGTACATAAGGCTTACCTGTTCTGACGAGACGGGCTCTATGACGGCTCTGCAGTTCAATGCTAAAATAGATGAGAGCAAGCTCATAAATGGCAAGCTTCCAAGTAAAGATGATATAGTCATCATCAGGGGGCTCAAAAAGGACGACGCAGTATTTATTGACGATATTGGCATCCAAAGCCAGAAAATATTCACAAAACTGTCAGAACTAAAGGATATTACTTGACCAAAGTTAAAGTTTGCAGTACAATAGGTTTTAGGGCACTTAATAACAGTGTAATTAATATACCCAATGCAGAGCATAAGAGTTAAATATAGTCAAGTCGCTAGCGCGCTAGCTGCCAACGCTTTATATAAGGAGGTCTTTAGGGAGAGCGTCGACAGCGATACTTTTGAGCTACAATATTTGTGGAACATATCAAAAAAGCAGTAGAACTAGAGAGAGTACCACATGCTATCCACAGAATTTTTAAGTAATTTTATAAGCTCAGACGCCACTGTCATTGACGTAGGAGCAAGAGACGGAGACTCTTTACTTCCTTTCTTGCCGCTATTAAAAGAAGGTTCTCAAATGATAGCTTTTGAGCCCATAAAAAAAGAAATGGACTCGCTAATCAAAATGCTTGAGGCTAATAATATCCCAGAAGATAGGTTTAGTTGCAATCAATTTGGAATCAATTCAGC